GGTTGGGGTGCTGGTGCTGGTGCAGGTTTGCCTCCGAAGCCTGTGATGACTTGTGGTGCTGGTGTTGCTGCACTGGTTGTACCGGTTGCACTTGGCGCTGGTGCGCTAAATGTTGCATTGTTGCTTGATGAATTTGTTGAAGGCGCATTTGGTGGTGGTCCTGAAACTACTGGAGGTTTATTTGCTGCTTCTAACGCTTTTGCTCTTAGGTCTTTATCGTTACCAGCCAACATAATACCAGACAATGTGCCTGTTAAGAATGTTGCAATTGGAATAATCAATTCAAAGAACTTCTGGTCGATAGGACTAATAGCGTTCAATGGTTGAGTTACAAAGATGATAGAGTATAACACAACAAACACAATGCCTGTCAATGTTAGTGCTAAACAAATACCAATGAAGAATTTCAGTCGAGCCATCAACTGTTCTTCGGTGTACATGAAATTATTATTATTTTCCACAATTCGCTCCTTGTGTTGGTGTAGTACATTGTGCTGGCGGTGCAACTTTAGTTGCATCTGGTGGTCCTAATCTTGGATCACGTTGCCCCTTAAAAATGTGTTCAGGACAAGTTCTTGTCACATCACACTTTGGCATCTTGCAAAAATCTTTGTCCCAATTATCGGGGTTTTGGCAAGGATAACGGAATCTATCACCACCAAAAAAGGCTAATGATAATGGTAAAAGCAGCATTGCAATTGCTACATATAATAGTTTTCTATCAGACATGATTACACTCCAAAAACGTGAAGTGCATGTTCATAATGTTTAATACGGTCCTCAAGTCCAATGGTACCACCATTGATGCGTTTTGTTAACGTAACGATATCACCTTTGTCTGCCCATTGGTTCAAGTTATTTGTTTCCCAGAACCAGCAAGCAGACTGTGCGGCACCTTCAAATGTTTGTAGATATTCAGATGCTTCTTCAACGGAGATGCCTAACGAACCAGCAAAGAATGTGTAGTTGTCACGACCTGTCAATTGAATCAAACCACGGCCACAAAACTTGTATCCGTCACCAGAAGACTCATCACCATTACCCATACGTGATGCATAGATGCGGTTTGCAATTGCTTCTTGTTTGTTTGGTTTTGATGCATATTGTTGTGCAAGTTCATCTGTTGGGAAATACTTACCAAACAACTTACGTAGTGATGCTGCCTTATAATTTAGATTTTCCTTGAGAACCATGAAACCACCGGACTCATGAGCGCATTGTGCTATGAAAGCAGCCATTCTTTGAGGTGTATTGATTTCATAATCAGGTAATAAAATTGACAATGCATGATGCCAATGGTCAATGTATGGGTTTTTTGGAAGTAATTCTTTTAATTGTTGTTTTGTTAATTCCATTTTCAGTCCTTATAATGTTATCGGTAACCATAACAAAGCACCTTGAGTCATCAACAATACTGCAAAAACACCGAGGCCGATGCCAATCCAATACATTCTCTTACTCAATGTCAACATAGATGCGGCTAATATAACAATTGCAATTTGATAGAAAGCATTAGAGTATGTGTACCAAGGACTTCTTAGTTCCGCTTCTGCTCTCTCCGCTTCAATTGCTTGAGCCTTTGCTAATAATTCTTTTTTACCTTCGCCAGTTGAAGGTTCTGATTCATAACGTGCAATTTTGGCTTTCATAATTTCAGCCTTTTTTCTGTCACCATTACGAACTGCATTATCATATGATATTTCAGCTAACGATTGTTTAATGCTTTTTGCTTGGTAGAAAGACCAAACATTGTTTGCTTCGATTGTATTATCCAAAATTTGTGATGAATTACCACCATCTAAAAGTGATGTGATGGCCAGAAGTGCAGCCAAAAATGTAATAATCCAACCTGTGCGTTCTTTCGTAACTTCTTGTTCTTCTGTCATTTTACACCTTCAAAAATACGTTTTTGTATTTGATACCATTCAATCCATGCATCGGTTTTTACAGCACATTCGTAGTATGTACCATAGTTTACCGAAACAGTTTTACTAATATCACTTAACTTAGCATCTTCTGTCAATTTTTGTAATTGTGGACAAGCAGTCATTGCCACATTACCTGGAGCATCAGGAAACTTTGCTGTAACCGGAACAGTAGTTGAACAACCAGTCAATATTAATACGATAAGCAAATATTTCATTTTGGTGCCTCTGCTGCATCATTATGTGCTTTGATAAACTCTTTAGGTATCTCACAGATACCTCCAGGTGCAAATTTCGTGTCATACTTGACCACTTCCCTATCCACGTATTTAACAATGTCTTGTCCACGTGTCTTGACTATTTGTACCTTGTTTACCACCTTCTCAACTATCTTAATATTTTCTTCTTTTGATTGTGCCTCAGCTGCAGCAACTTTTTCTTCCATTTCTCGCACTCTTGCTTCCCATGATTCATTATCATGTATAGCACCGGCCATGAAAGTGCCTATTGCAATTGCTGCAATAGAAATGAGTTGTATGGGAGTCTTGTAGACGTAAAGAAAAGGAATGAAACTTAAGAATCGAATTAAATACGTAACAACCAAACCAAAAACGCCGGCTAATAAGACGGCGTAGAAAATCCAATTAGGTAACCATTGCAATAACCACATGTTTATTTACGTTTAATGAATGACATTACAGGGTTTCTTTTCTTGGAGACACCAGGTTCTCCACCTGCGCCACCTGAACCGGCGATGTTTCCGCTGCCTACAGCATTTGCTGGGGCACCGGCCATACCATCTTCTTTCACACAGCTGCCATCAGAATATGGTTTTTTACCAGGAACAGGTTTGTAACCAGTCCAGCATCTACCTTTTTCTGTAATGAATTCTTTGAATGTTATCATCAGCAATTCCACTTTCTTAATGACTTGTTAATGCGTGAATCAGGATCATTAGCAGTTTTTGCTGAAGTTAGTCTTTTCTTCATACCAGACATTCTAGCACAGAATGACTTACGGCGATTCGCTGCGGCAGAACCTGGTTTTAGTTTTGATGGTTTGGTTGTGACAGCTGTTTTTAGTTTGGAACCCGGATTCTCTCTACGATAACTTGCAACAC